TACTGTTTTACCTCAAAGAATTATTAGGATGAAACAATCTTTTTTGCTACCTTTAAGTGATCTGTATGATACAGATAGATCAAAACTTGACTTAAAAAACACCTCTTTTATTAGTTATTGTCTAAATTTAAATTTAGGTGATTATACTAACAAAATATTAAGTTCTGTCATTAATTCAAGTTTTGAATTGTTTTCAAAAGGTTCTATACCTAGTCAAAAATTAAATGAGATGTATAAAGAAAGGTATGAACAGTCTCAAAAGATTACAAAAATTTTTAACCAATCCTTAAAATTGATTTCTTCAAGTAAATCTGAAGTACCTAATTCTGTCAATACTAAAACAGTTATGATTAAGAATGGCACTTTGAAAGATTGGGATAATTTAAGAAACTCTTTATCAAATCTGAATAAAATTATATTGTGCAAAGAAAAAGAAGAAGGGGTTAAAAAACAGCAAGATTTTGTTAGGATTTCTATAACAAAAAATTCTTTAGGTAAAAGTTGGTTAATCAAAGAAATGTCCCATTTTAAAGACAAAAAATCAAGATCAACTTGTGAGGGTGTAGGATTAATGAAAAATAAGAAAAATTCTGAAAATACGGTGTTCTCATTGATGGAAAGTTTGCAAGATGATTTTACTAAATATAATGGTGTTAATGATGACTTTTTAATTGATACTAAAGTTTATGATGATTCTAAACTATTGTTTGATTTAAAATCACATTCAATCAATAGATATAACAATTTGATAAATGAGATTAAAAATAGTTTTTTAGGACATGCCTCTGCTTTTATTAGTCGATATGCTCATTCATTACTATACTATAGTCAGTTACCTTTTAATGGCTCGTATATTAGGGTTGATAATTTAGGTTATAAAAATGTTTTACTGATTGTAAGAGGTGGCAGTAAGATTTTTAAAACAAAATCTAGTAAAATGCATAGGCTTATTTTCCCTGTTTCAAAGTGTACTGTTCCTCATTATGTTGATCCTCAACTGTCTGAAAGTAGTTACTCTCATTTTGTTTTTAATAATAGGGATTATATAGTAACACCTTGGTTAATGATTCAAGAATCAATTTTAACTGATAGTTTATCTTTTTATCCTAGAATCTGTACTTTTGCTACTTTGACATTAAATCCAGAAAAAACATTTGTTGACCAGATTTGTATTAATTTCTCAAATCTTATTTTGGCTTTTCATAATAGAAGGCAAACAGAAACAATGTTAGCTAATTTGCGCTATATTTTGTTATCAACTATGGGAGATTTTACCGCCTTTCCAGAGATTTTCAACGAATTTATGGGTTTCAATTACGATAAAGTGCAGTTATTTTTTCGTTCTAAATTATTAAAAAATTATTCTAGTTATTTTAAACAAATGCGTAATGCACAATCTAGGTATGAAATAGATAAAAAAAGTAAAACAGTGACAGATTACCAAATACCACACCTTTTTTGTGATCAAGTTTTAGATAATACTGATCAATTAGCTATAATGATTTATTCCACTTTTCTAATGACTAAAGCCCCTTATCAAAAAATTGTTGAAAGGTCAAAAAATTTAGAAGGCATAATTAAGATCCAATCACAATTTGATCAAGAAATTGGTTTAGGATTAAATGCAAAAGAGCAATTTGAAAAATCCACAGTAATTATAGATAATGAAACTAGTGATAGTTATTTACAAAAATTATTTTCTAATGATTTTGTTTTTGACCCTTTTTATTGTTCTCAAGTTGGATCTTTTGCTGATTCTTATTTTAAAGGCCATCATTTGTCAGAGATGATTGAAGGTGAGTGGTTTAAAATTTTAAATAAAAATTGGGATTCAATGGCAACTAGTACAGGTTTAAGAGGTGATATCAGTTCAGCTGATTTTTGGGGTCAGAAAGGTTATTTTGTTATTTATAAGGAACTACTAAAAAATCAAAATTATTGTGAAAAAATAAAAAATATCCTTTTTATTGATTTAACAGATGATGAAAAGAGAAAAGAGATGAGGAAACTAAATCAAACTTTTTTAGATGTAATTAATTTACAGTTAACACCTCAGTTGATATATCATGCAGTAGATAAAACACAGTGGAGAGGTGGCAGAGAAATATATGTTATGGATATTACTACAAAACAATATCAGCAACCTATAGAAAAATATATGGGATTTTTATGCAGTCTTGTTGATAATGAATTAATATCAATTCCTTCAGATAAAAGAGCGCAAACTATTCATCATGCATTTTTTGAACGAGAAATAATCGGTGAAGATTTACAAACTTGGTATTTAACTTTAGATTGTACGAAGTGGGCACCGAAAAGTATGATAGCTAAATATGCTTGTTTTATTTTAAGTATTAGTTGTATACCTAATTCTTTTAAAACACATTTTATGAATTATCTATCTAGATTATATACCAAAAAATTGTATTTTAACAATTCTGAAGTAGAAGTTTTGAAAAAAAACCCACAAAAATCTTCACAGGTAAGCAAATTTTTGATTGAAGATGAACAAGTGAAGGGTTTTTTTATGATTCAACCTTATAGTTGGGTTATGGGTATTTTTAATTATACCAGTAGTTTATTACATGCATTCAATCAAAAATATGCCTCGTATTTATTGCAAAAAACCACATTCACAAACTTTAATGATGAATGTGATTTAGTAATGTTTGCTCATTCTGATGATAGTGGTGGGAGGATTACAGTTAGTAATAAAAAAATGTTGTTAAGATCAGTTTTATTATATGAAATTAACTTGAAGTGTTGTAACCATTTATTGAGTAGGAAAAAATGTGTTATCTCAAAAGTTTATTTCGAAATACTTTCAGTTATTTATTTATCTAATCAATTACTAGCTTTATTACCTAAGTTTTTAGGTGGAATTAGA